TGTCTTGCAACTTTAGATCCCATGCTATCACCTTTTATATATTCAGCAATTGGTGTTGCCCATAAGCGATAACCATTTCCAAGTGCAGGATCTGTGCTGTTAAGCATTTTTCCATATTGTCTATCTAAAAGATAAATATCATTTGAAAGTAATCCTAAAGAATGAAGTGCAGTACAAATGACTTTTTTACCACTGCTAGGGTCGTCCATATCCATAGAATCTGCGTCTGTTTGCCAACTGTAGACTGGTTGTCGATTTTTATATTTGCCGCGGGAACTTCCTCGCATACCTTTATTCTTATGGATCTTGAAGACCGGTCCAGAATTATCTTCATTACTATATGAGCCAGTTACACCATCTGCCAACTGACTTGAGTGAGATGAATATTGTATAACTCTTGTATCTAATACATCTTGATCTATGTCTTGTAATATACCATTAGCTTCATATATAAATTCTGCAATTGTTGTTGCATTGTGTGGGTTAAACGCACTGATATCAAGAAGCGTAAATATTTTTTGACCAGTTTTAAATTTAATAGCACTAGTTCTTGGTAATAAGAAATATCCGGATATCGCACCATTTGCATCTGTTACCATTTTAGTTGTTGCACCACCTAAGCCTGCAGGATATGTTGTAGCTGCACTATAAATGTTATCAACTTCAAGATACGGAGAAGTCTTTACAAGAGTTCCCATTCTAACAAATGCTCCTGTACCTGCAGTTGTATTCATAAAGGTAGACACATTGATGCCGTCAAAGAATCCAAATACCTGTGAGTTTGGTCTTAAACCAGTACACTTAAATGATATAAACCGTGATCTGATATATGGTATTGCTACTGAACTTTTAACTCTAGAATCTGTTACTTCTCTTACAGTGCTCATTCCACTTACTGAAAAGGCTTGGCTTGTACGTCTTTGATATGTTGTTGTAGTATTACCATTATTATTTTGATATGAACCACCATTAACAATTCTTTCTCCGATAATGTCACCAGTTTTAAAGTTAGCAACTTGATCTTCAGTTACACCACTCCAATTGAAATCCCAATCTCCAAATGTTTGACCTTCTCCAAGCGAAAATGAAGTATCACCTTTTGTAATTCGTGTAGATATAATATTCTGTTCGTACCATGGATCACTTGCTGGTGACATAACAATTGTACCAGTCATTCTTTCAGACCCATATGGATTTACAGCTGTAGCTCTTGAAGCATTATTTTGTGTTTGATAAACAGCTTCAGTATAAGACAGCATAACTTTATCGCCAGTCAATGAACAGCCGCTAGAAGCTGCTGAATCAAAAATTAATCCAATTGGTCGAGCAACAAATTTAGGTCGTAGCTCACCCATTGCTGGATCTATAGCCGCTCTATAATCTGCCAAAGTTGTATCAGATTGAAAATGGTTTCTAAAGTTATCGGCAGTGATACCGGCTTTTAATCTATTTACGCCAGAAGAATCGAATACATCAAGATTAGTTGTTTCAAGTTCTAACATATTTAATGCTACTGATTCTTCTAATTGATCAAGACGTTTTTCAATAGATCCAATATCTCTCATTGTATATCTACGATTATCTAATTGTTCTACATAAAGATCATCGTCATCTAACATATATGGAAATAGGTGCACTCGCGCAAGTTTTAATTTACTAGATGCAATAGTAGGATAATCCGGATTTTCAGCCGCTTTTCCAATTTCTAAACCAATATCACCAGATTCATTTATAAAAGAAATAGCTTTTTGACCAAGATAATGTTCAATATCGTATGTTACTAAATCATTATTTTTTGGCAAACGATTAATATTATTACTTGTTCCGGTATGGAAGTTCAAACCTTCAGTTGCCCGAGTAGGTCTAAAATCGAGAACGTCTCTTAGTTGAATTCTTTCACCATTTGCTTGACGATGAGAAGGTATATCTTCATAGTCTACTTGACCGCTATAAGAGTTAACTGCAAAGAAGTCTCCATCAGCACCATGCGCAAAATGTCTAAACGCAACTTCAACATTACCGGCCGGAGCAACTGCTCCACTTTTAAGAATCAGTTTGCCTACATCATAGAAGTTATCTCGTGAACCATTATCAAGAGTATATCTATCAGAAATATCTCCGTCTAAGTTACCTCTTACATCTTTAATAGTAGTTACATCTAATATATCGGTTTTACCTAAGTTTATTGAACCATCAGACGCAGGAGTAAAATCAGCCGCTGCTACTGCTGTTAATGTTTTGGCTTTAACAGATGCATTGCCTTTTTGTGCATAGCCTACAATCGTATGTGCTTGACTTGCTGTTAAGCCTGTAATCGCTATTGTACTACCGTCACTTGCCGGAGTGAAAACAGCATTACCGTCGACAACACCATCATCATCTGCTGTTGCAAACCATTGAGATGCATCAGCCCAAATATGACCACTTCCAAGAAGAGTTGCTGCATTCAAAGTAAGATTACCAGATCCGTCAGCAGTACCAGTAAGTATACGTTGTACTGTAATTACGATATCAGATATTGATTTTGCTCTATCTTTACTTAATGGAAAGAATAAGTTATTGTTTGTTTGATCTTGTAATAATGCAACATTACCACCAGCATTTGCAACCCCTGTATTTAATAAATCAACATCACCGTAGATAATAGTAGATTTACCAATACTTCTTACCATTCCAAAGTTTTTATTAGCATTTAATGCAATATCAAAAAGATAAAATCTATAGTTAGAGCCGTCTTCTTCAATTGCTCTCACTCTTGCAGTTCCGATTGTGTTACCGCCGTAAGTAACGGCATCTCTGAGATCAACTTTTTCAAACGTATTAACGAGTGGTATACCTTTAAGCGTTGTAATTTTTACGAAGTTACCAAATGAGAATGAAGAAGCACTATTATTTAAAGTTTGAGTTGTTCTTGGCTTTTGTACTGTTATACTTAAAGGGCCTATAGATTTATGTCTGAAACCATTTACATATGCAGTACCGCCTCCAATTATCATATCTACTTTAGTTGCAGAGTCTGCATTTGTTTCAAAATCAGTAAGCATTCTGCCAACAGTATAAGAACCACTTTCTTCGTCTGTTCTAACAGCCAACATACTTTCTAAACCAGAAGCGGCTGCTGTTACTCCTTCTTGTTTACTAATTCGACCGTCAGTCATTTCCACAACTGGAATAAAGTAATCGCCTGATGCGATGTTGGCTTCATCAATAAGAGTTAAAGTAACTCGATATCTATCAGCGCCTGGAGATGCAGTGTTTAGTGTTGCACCACTATTATCGAATAAATCATTATCATCATCTGTTGTGTATATTTCTTCTGTAACAACAAAACCGATAGTTGCATCTGGCGTTGAAGTAAATTTAGAAACAACAAGTGATTGAAGTGCAGTGAATACAAAATGACCATCAATATAAAATTTACCAGGAGCTACTGTTAAGAGTGTACCAAAACCAGTTGCAGGATTTGCTACTGTATTTGTAGTTTGAGTTGTGAGTGTTGTACTATCTGTACCAGTAAAATTAAATCCAGGAGTTACTAAAAGGCCTGCAGTACCACCATCACCAGAACCGTTATCTGTATAAGTTACATGAAGAACTGCAGGATCTGAACCAACAGCAACTGTTACTTTATCAACTCTAAACTTAATACCGGTTGAAGCTTCAGTAAATACAATTCCTTCGATGCTTGTAGCAGTTGTAGGTAATGCATTTGTCGTTTGGTTTAATTTAATAAAATCTTTTGAATTTTGAGCACTAAATCCACCGCCTGAAGCAGCAGAACCGTGTCTAAACGAAAAGTCTGCATTTGTTTTCAGATCAGCTTGAATAATTGTTTGAAGCTGATTGAGTTCACGTTGTTGTAAAGCTCTACCATTATTAAATAGGACTTTGTAATAGTTATCACTATCAGTCCAATCGTCCTTATAGGTATTTGCAAACGTATTCTGTATAACTTGAGTAGCCATTGTAAATCCCTATATTTCGATAATAACTTTAATATCTTCAGTCTGACCAACTGCTCTTGTAACAGCTGCTCTATTTTCTATGTACAGTAAATCACCTGAGTATTTATCTACTAATGGTTCGATAAATGCATCAGCATCAGCATCTGTAACAGCAGCCTGAGTCGTACCGGCTCCACCTGAAGTATCAGCTACATTTTCAGCTTCTACAAATGCAGTAAACCCAGTTGATTCTGTTTGGTGATACCAAATTTCATCAGAGTCTGCTTTATCTACAAAAGCTTTTGCTCCAGAAGTAGCACCAGTTACAACAGCTCGTTGCGTAAAGGCTGTTGGTCTTGTTGCCAGTTGTAATCTACGTAGAGCATTTCCATCATCTCCAGTAAATGAAGCTCCGTCAGAATCTGTTGGATTTCGTATCAAACCAATTTGTCTAAATGAGTTACCTACAATAAATTCTCCGTCTTCTTCACCAACAGGTTTTGTGTTAAACATAATTGCACGTGCTCTTAGGTCATCTGTAGGATCGGCTCCGAATCCAGCTTTAGGTCCAAATATTATTTTGCCGGTTGCAATCGTAGTAGGAGAACCTCCTCCACTTAAAGCAACACTTGCATAATTATATCCTGTACCCATTTTAAGTGTACTTGCACTATCATCTATTGTAAGTGACACAATAGAACCACCACTTTGTACTGCACTTGCAGCAGCTCCTGTTCCGTCGCCAACAATAGTAACTGTTGGATTAGATGAATAACCTGCACCACCTGAATCTAAGCTAAATCCAACAATTTGTCTTCCAGCAATTGCAGCATTTTGAATACCTAGTTGTTCTACATCAGTTGCAGGAGAAGAACCAGTTGTTGCACCTTGTAATTTTACAGGAATAAAGTTAGCAGATTTATAGGCAGCTGCATCGAGTGTACCAATTGAATATAAGAATTTCCAAGCATAACCGTCAGCAGTTGTAAATGAAATATTTGTTGTACCAGATGGAGCAACTGTAGATGGCTGAGCTACACCTGCTGCATTTATACCTTGGCGAAGACATACATAGACTTGGTTTGCTTCAATCATTGCGTAGTAAGGAACAGTTGGATGAGCCACAACTGAATCACTATATGCAGCATAAGTTGTACCTGAGGTCCAGTTAACACGTGGTATTACAAAAGAATAGTTGGCAACCTTCTTAACACTTTGTAATCCATGTCTAAAGAGCCGCTGCTCTCTTTCTGTATTCGTTGGAGTAGTAGCAGTGTCGGAAGTATTCCAATCTTCACTTCTTGATATCCCAATATAATAATTAACGGAAGCAGAATCTGCATCGGCTTTAAATTCATCGATGAATCTTTTTTTCATTTCTGCTGTAATTGTCGCTGCCATTTTATTTTCCTTAGATTACCCTGTAATTTACAATTAGTGTTGAATCATCATCCATTTGTGCACCTGTTAAATTGGTTATTGATACTTTAAATGATCCAGCTATAACAGTATGTATATTTAAACCAACTGCAATGCTAGCACTTGCCATTACAACTGATGTTGCAAGGACTTTATCATTTGTAACTACAATGTCTGCATGTATTGCATCGTCTGCTAAGTTAGCATTTAATGTAATAGTGTGTGATA